GCAAGATGTCCTCTGGACTATCAATTGTTGCTAACACTTCATCGTCGTTTAGCAGACGCATTTCCCCACCATCAATTTTGATTCGACTACCTGCATAACGTGCAAACATAATCCAATCTTTCTCCTTGCACCACGGACCTTCCGGATACCTCTCTTTATCCTTGTAACATTGAGATCCCATGGCCATAACTAAACCAACTTGAGAAGCAACTTGTTGTTTCTCTAATGTAGTTTCAGCTAATACTAATCCACCTTTAGTTTTTTCTTTCATCTTAAAAGGTAAAACTAAAAGTCTCCAGCCTGTTGGCTTTGGTAATTTTGGTTCTTCTTCTTTTTTCTCTGATTTTTTTACACCAACAAGATCATTGTTTGGTGTTAATATCGATGACTGTTCCTTTTTCATTTTGCTCCTTATCTTCTAGCAGGTTAGAGAGTTCCTGTAGTGTTGCCTCATAGGCGTTTATTTGTCCTATAATATACTTGTAATTTTCCATGTTGTCAACACTACCTGATGTGACTGACATAGATAAATTTTCAATTCTACTTTTTGAAAATCTAATTAATTTGTTGATTACGCTTTCTAATTGCATTTAACATTTCCATCTTCTCCGTGCCTGTCTTATTCTTGAATTAGGATTTGCTGCTGCTTTAGGAAATTTTTTCATTTGCCCTGCACTTCTAGCACAGTACGACTTACGTCGGTTTGCAGCTTTTGACCCTTTTTTCACTTTTCCAGTCACGGCTGTTTTTAGTTTTGAACCGGGATTTTCTCTTCTGTATCGGGCGACCCCAGCTTTAGTCATCCCTGCCCCAGACTTTGTAGGTCTGAAATATTTTTTAGTTTTTGGAGGGTTAGTTCCTTTTGAAAAATCTTTTCTCATTATGCAAATGTCTTTACGTTAGTTGGTTTACCACCAGGATTACCTGCTGCTCTTTTTCGTTTGACAGCACTCGTCTTTTGCGACTTTGTCATCCGTGTGGCTTTTGCAAGTGGGACGCATTTTGGATACTTCCGTTTCGATCCTTTGCTCCTCCCGCATGGTTGATATTTTCCGTTTTTCTTCGGTGCTCCAATGTCTACCCATTTGTCCGCTACCCATTTACGTAATCCTCCTTCTGCAAAATCTTTTCTCATTACGAATTCTTTCCGTAAGCTCTCCCCATACCTTTAGTGCAAAGACCTCCACTTTTATACATAGCACGTGGTGTGTCCATCATCATTCCTCCACCCATAGCTTTTTTTCTATTTTTCTTTTTTCCGCCTGGTGTAACTTTGCCTGAACAAACTGCAGAAGCATACATATTTGCATATGCTGACGGATATACTTTAAATTTTCGCTTCGCTGCGGCTTTACCTTTAGGACAAAGTTTTGCCATTATTTTTTTCTCGCTGTTTGTGCAGCTCTTTTAAAGTTAGCTGCAGTTGGTGCACCTTTGGCACCTTTCTTTTTCATTTTACCGCCACGTTTTCTTTTAGCGTGAATGTTAGCGTAAAGTCCAGGACCAGCCATATTAAACCTTTTTTGCTAATTTAGAATCTATTTTTTGTTGAACTTTTTCTGGTAGTTTTGAAAAACCTTTAAATTTCTTTGCAACCTTTTTTTTATTTTTGCTTCCAAAAGTTTTTTCTATTTTTTTAACGTCACCACCCATTTTATATCCTTTAGGTGTAACTTGTTTGTTAAATCTATTGTTTGCCATTTTTATTTCCTCCGTTTCTAAAAATTTGAGTACCCTTTATACCATATATGCTCGCAACGACAAGGATCCATAAATTTGTGAACCATGACGGGAGTGCCGCGAAATGCTCAAAGAATATATTTACTTTGTCCATGGCTCCCGGATCGTCGCTTACAACTGCCCAGGCCAAAATCGCGATTGGCGCCGAGAGAATTATCAAAACTGCCTCGTCCTTCCAATCTGATTGTCTGGCTTCTAGAAGTTTACCTTGGTAAGCTTCTTTTCCTTCGGCCATACGAGACGCATGCATAAGCTGTGCATCTGACATTGCCATTTTCGTTCTCTGCTTGTTAGCATAAATTTTACTTCCAGCAGAAACGGCTAATTTAATTGCCGATAACCACATGTTAGTACCAAGTAGCTGTTTTTTTCTTTTCAGCTAGCATTCTTTTAGTTCCTTGTACTTTTTCTTTATCCCCAGTAGGAATATTGTTAAAAGCACCGTCCGCAGTAGTTTTAGATCTTGGATCTATCTCTACATTTTGGCTTGGAACTGCCATTTGCTTCGCTTTTTTGTATTTCATCATAGTTTTTCTCCTTAAGATTAATTATCGTCTATCATAACTTGAGCTTGTTGTACACCCGTCTTTGCAAGACTAACTCCAGCACGTAATTTTGCTAAATCTTCGTTTTGTTCAAGCTTATCATCAGAAATTTCTCTTGCTTGCATTAATTTTGCTCTATCAAGGTCTGATTTTGCTTCATCAGCTTCTTTTTTACGTTGATTTTCCATTGCTCTAAGGTCAACTTCACGTGATTTTAGTTTTAAAAGAGGATCAGCATCAAATTGTGACGTAATTTCTTTTTCTTCCTTAGCAAAATCACCTGTTAACTCCGCAATTAACACAGCTTTTCTAGCTTCTATGTCTTGTGAAATTTTTTGTAGCTGTTGTGCAATTCTTGGATCTTGTTGTGCCATCATTTGCATCTGTTGCGCTTGTTGTAACATGTCTGCAAACTCTAATTCCACCTGTTCTTGTGCCATTAGACTAATATGTTCTAAAATATTTTTTTGCATAGCCGCCATAATTGGTGGATTGTTTCTGACCATGTTAGTAGACATAAAATTTAAGTGAGCTGTAACGTGTGCTCTATGATCTTGACCACGAAAAGCTTGAAAAGGTTTACCACCCAAAGCATTTATGTGTTCTAATGCAGGGTCTAAGGGTTGAACCGGTGCAGGTGGTGGTAATATTGCGTCAATATTTTTTACACCAAGTGCTTCGTACATTTTTCTATAAGCAGAATACAGATTGTGTAGTTGTGGTTGTGATGTTGCAAGTTGTAATTCTGTTTGAGCTAATGTTACTCTCTGTGCCATTGAAAAAATGTTTGGATCTGCAACAGGAAGTATGTCAACTCTGTCATCAAAATCCATTTGTTTTATTTCTCTATTAGCACCAACTACATCGTAAGGATAAACTGGTGGTAAATAAGTTTTAAAAACTTTAGAAAGTAATTTAAATTCTGTTCTCATTGCAGAGTATAATCTTTTGTGAATTGCAGACATAACTTTAGAACCACGTTCTAGTAATGCAACCGTTGTTCCAACTGCAGCGCCTTGGTTACCGTCACCGACCTGCATATCAGCAATCGCTGCAAATCTTTGACCAGCTCCCACTACAACACCCATTAATTGTAATAATGTTGGAGAAGGTTCTTTGTATGGTAAAGGCATAAATGCATCTCTAAGATTACCACCTGGTGCATCTACATCTCTAAACTCACCTGGTTGTAATGGTGATGCCTCATCTCTAACTCTAATACCTCTTTGTTTAAATCCTGCTGGCAAGTTTGATAGTGTACCTGCATCTAATAATTGACGGAGAGCAGCCGTTGCCGTTCTACTCAATCCGCCAATCATGTGAATTAATCCAAAGCCATAAAATCCTAGACCCGGTAAGAATTTGAAATGAACAAAATAATGGATCTTATTTCTCTTTGGATCAGTTGGTTCATAATTACGTCTAATAGATAAAACTTTTTGACTCGATTCTTCGACTGTAACTATGTAAGGTAATTTAATTCCAGTTGGATTTAGTTCATCATCTTTGTCTTCAAAACCTTCTAAGTCTAAATTAACATGACATTCTAACAAAGTATAAATGTCTTCTTGTCTGCCTGTTTTTTTAGTTCCAGAAAGTTCTCGTTCTTTTTTTGTTAACTCGTCATTGTTGTCTACACCTGGAGGTCCTAATTCTACATCAGAGTAAAAACCACCTACTTGTTGTTTTCTTAAATCGTTTTCAGAAATTTTTATTGTATGGATAATTGATTCCGCATCGTCTAATGAGGTAGCCGTGTACGGAACAATTAAATCCTCGGCAGGTATAAATTTACTTACTGCCCTTCCTAATAAATCGTCGTAATAAACTTTTTTAAATGTAGAACCTGCAAGTGGTAGATGAAATAACATCTGATCAAACTCTGGTTCATACTCTTCCATTTTTTCCATCAGCTCATAGTTCATGTAATTTTTTACACGTTGTGACTGAGCTTCTTTTGCTGGATCGGGTTTACCGACGACTTGAGTTCTAACAGGTCCTTCTGCTGGTAATAATTCTTTGTAAGCTCCAGCTTGAAACTGTGTAACAGCTTCCGCAAGAACTGGGTGAGTTGCACCACTAGCTCCTTGAAACGGTTCTGTTCTGTTTTCGTATTTGAATCCTAATAAATCTAAACCTTGTATGTAAGATTGTTCCCAATCTTTTCTTGATGTTTTGTATTCTTTGTAGTTGCCAACTAGTTCTAGACCAATTGGTTTTAAAACATCTTCTGGTAATAATTCTCCTAAGTTATCAAAGTGTCCTGGTTGGCCTTCAATATTTACTTTACTTGGATCGAAGTTAACTTCAACGCTTCCATCTTCATTAGGTGTGACCTCGACTCCAGGATCTTGGGCCTC